CTATTTTCCACCCTTACGGAAATGCGATCGATGCCGCTCTGTCGTTGGGTCGTCGCGCACCTCTAATTCGACGTTTGTCTCGAATCCGCCGTCAGCAATGGTATGCGTCGCCTCTTTAACGAGCCATAGCGTCGCATCGATTTCGGGTTTGAACCCGTCAACCGTTACTGGCATTTCAGGAAACAACTCGGCGCGGCCGCGAGCGAGTTTGTAGCTCATGGTCGCCTGACTGCGTTGAGTACGTGCAAACTCGGCTTCGGCGGCCGCCCTCGCCTCCGCTTCGCTCGCATAGTCTTCGGGCAGCACCTTCACATTCTTATTGTTTTCACCGCCCACGATCACAGACTTGCGTTTGCCCTTCGTGTTTGAGTGCCAATGCGCGCGCACGGCCGCATAGCTCTCGCGCTGCGCGACGTGGTATCGATGGCCGTCACCGCTTGAGCGTGTGAGATTGAGCACGGTGAACGCCTGTCCGCTTACCGTCCTGCCGGTCCCGATCGGCATGAACAGCAGCCGCATATCCTTCACATTCATTACCGCGTCATACCGCTTGGCAAGGCGCGTGAGAAACGACATGTCGCTTTCATGGGTCTGATCGATGTGATCGATCGCCACCTTGGCGAGCGTCGCGGCAACCGCAGCTTTCAGCGAGTGCCGACCGGCAATCGCTCCCACGATCGCGCCAAGTGTCTGAGCGTGCCAGCTTTTCTCGCGGCGCACGTGCATCTCGTTCGTCATTGACGCCGATTTCGCGCGGATCGTGATGATATCCGGTGCGCCGCTCGCTTCCGCTTCATCGACCTTGAACGTGCCCTTGTCCACCAGCGATTCACCCGCCCATCCGATCGATAGCTTGATGGCAGCGCCGCGCTTCGGAATGGCAAGGTCATTCTTCGAATCATCGAGCACAATGTCGAGCGTATCGGAATCCCCGCCCCTGCACTCGCGAAGGGTCAAACTGATCAGTCGCGGTGCGATGATGCTGGACAGGTCTTTTCCATTGAGAGACACCCGATAGTCAGCCTGAACAGCCTGCTTTTTGTTGACCTGGCTGTCGCTCATTGTTCGGCCTTCTGTTTGCTTTTGGTGCTCTCGACAAGATCGTCGTCAACGCGCTTGAGGCTCAGATTGAACTCGATTTTGCGCGGCACACCTTCGGCCGTGTGATAGGTCTGTGTCTCGTTAAGGCTCTCGATGATGAATGCACCGTAGACCGTACCGATACCATCGACCAGCACATACGCCGCGCCGATATCGGCCATGGTGGCGAGTTGATCGAGCGAAGCAATCGAGCCGATCGACTCGGGCGCCACCATGCCGTTGAGCGCAATGGTGTCATCACCAAGCCCGGTGAACTGCGACGCGTCGCGCGCATTGACGCGCGAGGACGTGCGGTGCTTCCAATTGCGCTGTCGTTGCAATTCCTTGAACGGTGCCGTTTTGAGGCTGAACACGAATTGGTCGAGCGAAAACATCATGGTCCCTTTCCTCCCCTCATTAACTCGCGGAATCTGACAGCCGTGAACCGATGCGCGATTGCTTTTGAGCCTCGATCTGCTCGACTACGCGGCGCACCTGCACCGCAATTTCCTTCGGGTCGCTACCGCTGATCTGAATGATGTAATGCGCCGGGACAGAAACGGCCTGCGCTGCGCTTGCGGCCGGCGTCGCGCTCAATGGCGGCCGCGTATCGATGGCGACGGTGCTGCGCACGAGCGGCACGGCGTCACGTGCCATCGCTGCGCCGTTCGCCACACCAATGCCGACGCCCGGCGCACCGAATGACGTGGCTGCGACAGTGGCGAGGCCGATCGCGGCCTTAGCGACGCGCCCCTGCTCGCCTTCCATACCGAGCGCTGCGCCCTGCCCGATGAAACCACCCAACTCCCAGAACACGCGCGACGGGCTATGGATGCCGAGTTTTTCCTTGAACCATCCGACCGTCGAATCGGCCACATTCGTGATGGCGTCTTTCACCGCGCCGAGGCCATTGGTGATGCCGTTCACAAGGCCCGACAGGATGTTCGCGCCGAACTCGGTAAATTTCGCGGGCATGTCGATTCCGAACCACGACATGACACCCGCGAACGCCTGATAGAAGAGGCCAAGCGGGGACCAATTGACGATCAACGCCGCAATGCCCGCGATCCCGCCGCTGAACGCTCCGTTGACCGATTCCCACATGCCTGACAGCTTGCCGCCAAGCCAGCCCCATGCCGCGCCGGTTGCGCCCTTCACGGCCTCCCATGCCGCCGACACCTTGCCGCCGATCCAATCCCATGCCGCGCCCGCACCGGCCTTGATTCCGGCCCACATGGCCGCGAATTTCGGCCCGAGCGTGTCCCAATTTGCCCAAATGTAGACAGCGGCCATTGCGATCAGTCCGATCACCGCGAGCAAGGGATTTGCCATCACCAAACGCCCGAGCATCGCGAACGCCTGCCCGACCATTTTCAGGCTGCCGACAAAGCCGCCGCGCAACAGACCACCCAAGCCGCCAAACACGCGTGCCAGAATGCCGCCCTGCATGCCGAGGGTGGTCATGCTGAATCGAAGGATCGCGAGTGGTCCGAGCACACCCGCCAGCGCGATCGTGAGCGTCCCGGCGACCACTAGCACCCCCGCCAGTACCGCAAGGGTCGTGATGATCACCTTGGCGGCCGTCGAGTGCTCTTGCATGAACCCGATAACCTTGTCGGTTGCCTTGGCCGTCAACTCAAGCGCACTGTTATAAATCGGCGACACCTTCTCGCCAATCTCCAGCTTCAAGTCGCGGATTTTCGCAAGCGCTGCGAGTTCGCGACCCTGCGTCATCTGCTGGCCCTTCTCGTTTAGTTGATCAATGCCATCCGCGCCCGTGTTCAAACGCTCGTTTTTGTGAATCTGATCCTTCTGCATGTACATGGTCGTGAACAGATTGGCCGCCGTGCGATTCGTGAAAATCGTCGCGATCATGTCTTTCACTTTGTCGGGGTCGGTGATGCCCTTGGCCGCTAACTTGGGCAGCAAGACTTTTTCCAGCCATTCAAGCGGCGACGCCTTGAGCAAGTCGCCCCCGGCGAGTGCGCCGGGGCGAATCTGCTTAATCATGCCGATCTTGTTGTACTCGACCTTTTTTTTATCCAGCAGGTCAAGGGCCATCATTTGCTTGGCCGCCTTGACGGTCGTTTTACCCTGATAGACGTTGCTGTATGCGGACATCAAGCCCGTGCCCACGGCGTGACCACCCATTTCCTGAATAAGCGGTTCCATCTGGTAGTAAAACGCGTCCTTACGCATCTGCTTGGCAGCGACGCCACCGGTCTGAATGAAGTTGCGCCATTCGTCGCCACCGACGCGGCCGCCTGTCGCGGTCAGCACCTTTTGCACCATGTTTGCTTCGTCCTTGAACGTCGCTTCGTCCTTGGTGCCGCCGCGTAGCTCGATCACCTTGAGCATGTTCATGAACTTCTCTTCGTTCGCGTGCGCGTCTTCCGCACCGAACATCGATTCGTTCGCAAACTTCATCTTGGCAAGCGTGGGCATGACCATCTGCGCATGATGTTCGTCTGCGAAAATGGTCAGCGAGTCGCGCATCATCGTGAGGTTATCGGTGGTGCTGGTGCCGTATTGCTTCATCGCGCGTGCGTATTTCACCGCATCGGCCGACGCGTGATCGCCGAGACCCAGCGCCTTGATGCGCATCATCTCGGCTTCGGCACTCTTCGATTGGTCGAGCGTTTCGTGCAGATCGCCGAGCACGTGCATGCCGGTGCTTCTGGCCGCATAGCCGCCAATTGCCATGTTGGCGGCCACGCCCTGCACGGCCTGCATTTTGGTGCGCGCGGCCGCGACCCTCTTCTCGCGCTCGCTCAATGCTTCGAGCTTGCCGGTCTGCTCCGTCATCCTGGCTGTTGTCGCGGCGATGTTCGAGCGCAAGTCGCGCTCGTGCTGCGATAGGTTTTGCGTGTTGATACCGGTCGTTGCAAGCTGCTCGCGCAGTTCGCGCAAGCCATTGGTTTGTTTCTTGTGCTGGCCGGTGAGCGCGGCCGCTTCCTGCTTCGCCTTCTGAAAATCCGCGACCATTTGCTGCGTGGGCGGCCCGAGCGTATGCAGCGACCCGGCAAGCTGTTTCACCCGGCCACGTGCGGCGGCAAGCTGCGTGCCGGTCGCATCAAGCCCGGTGCGCATCTCGCGAAACGAGGCGACGGCTTTCTGCGTCTTGCCCATTTCGGCCAGTTCGCGCCGGGTTTCCTTGAGCGAGGTTGCCAGCCCCTTATTGCCAGCGAGCATGTTTTTAAGCGGCTTCGTCATGTTGTCGATCATGTCAAACATGACGCGCAATTTCAGTGCGTTATCCATTGCTATTCGCTTCCGCTACGTTGCCGCGCTCGCTCGCGCCATTCCATCAATTCGACAAGGTTGAAGGCGTCCATCGTGGCCGGTGTCCAGCCGAACACCGTCGCTATATCGGCCATCGGGTCCTCTACCCGATCAGGGATTCCAGTTTCAATTTCACGGCTGTCGGCATCAAAAAACCGGAAAAGATACCTCCCAATTGCACGAGGTCGGCCGGGTCCATGCGCGCCACATCGGCATCGGTCAGCGTGGGGGAACTGATGCGCGGCAGCACCTTTTGCAGCGCGGCCACATCGAGATTCACGAGGTCTGACAGCGACGTGCCACGTAGCTCACCCGAGGTAGGTTTGCGCAATGTCACGTGGGTGATGGACTGCTTGCCTCGCACGAGCGGAGTGTCGAGTTCGTGCGTGTTCGGGTCTTTTTTCACTTCCACATCGGGTGCGTCAGATACGTCGGTGACATCGATCAGATCGGCTTTTTGGTTGGCGGTTTTCATGGTTTTCTAGGTCAGGCCAGGAGAAAGCCCACGCGATGCGGGCGGTTCGGATGGATCCATCAAAGGGCGTTAAGCGTGGTTCGACTACAGACCGATCGCAGTACGAAGCGCTGAGAGCAAGTCTTTCCCGTTGATCTTTTCGATCATGTTCATGAAGTCGATTTCGATCAGGTCTTCACCATTTATTGACAGCTTGTAATAGCTGGCGACGGTCGTGACTTTGAACGCGGTGTCTTCCTTTGCTTTCGCCGTGCCCGGGTCGATCTCCATGTGCCGCCCTTTCACGACAATCTCTACAGAGTCGTAATTCTCTGAGTCTTCGGCCTGATAGCCACCCGCGAAACGAAGCAGGACGCCGTCGTGCTTCGTGATGCCGTACTGCGCGAGCACCTCTTTCATGAAGCCGCCGCAGGTCCATTCAAGCTGAATGCCTTCCTGCCCGAAATCGATCTTGATCGGCCCGCTCATACCACCGCCTTGATAATCCTCCATCTTGCGGGTGAGTTTAGGCAAGGTTAATTCCGCTACCCGGCCCGTGAAGTTCGTCCCGTTGTGGAACAGGTTGAACCCCTTCAATTTGCTCGGCATACCCATGGTGTTTTAACTCCTAATGTGGCCATTAATTACGCGGTCGCGCTATCGCACGTACATGATCAAGCCGTGACGCGCGCGGCGAAATCGGCGAGGTAGCGATCCGTGATGCGCTGGCGCAGCACGAGGTTTTCAAGCGGCGGCACTGGCGTATAGTCGTAATCGATGTAATCTTTGCCCGACTTCAACACGTCGGTTGTGTTCGGCTCCGGGTCGTACCACGACGAGCCATCGATCAGATAGCCGTTCGCTTTCATCTCGCGGAACTTACCGTTGATGCTCTCGATCACGTCGCGCGGCAGCGACGGATTGAGCGGTCCGTCGACCTGGGGCATTTGCGATTCCGCGATCGTATCGGCCAGCACCTGCGCAGTGCGCGTGTAGTTCTCGAAAAAGAAAATGTTGTCATCGGCGCACGTGCGCGAACCCCAAAAACGATAACCGTCACGATTAACCAGTGTCGTCACGCCCATCTCGTTCAGGTAGCCCGCATCGGTGGCCGGGTCCTGCAAATCCCAAAACACGTCTTGACTGATGCCCGTCACGCCGTTGACGCCGACATTCGAAATCGTCTTATGCCAGCCGGTCACTTCATCGATTTTCGCGCGCAAGCCGAGCGCGTAGGCGACGGCCGGCACTTCAACCGTGCTATTCAATACCGAATCCCAAGCAAGGAAGTTCGGCCAAATGACCATGACTTCACGCTGGCTGAATTGCTTGCGATAAACCCCGGCCTCCTCCTTCGTTTTGGCGCCATAGGCGGCCACGTACGTGAACCCGCGCAGCGACTGCGCGAGGCTGCCGAGCGCAGTGGCAACCGCTTGTGTATCGAGGCCCGGTGCACCGAGAATGCGCGGCTTCACGCCAAGCTTCATCTGCGAAGTGAGCAACGCTTTCATGCCGGTGTACTTACCGGCGGCCGTGACCGTACCAATCACGTTCGTGGTCGTTTCGGCATCCGTCGTACCTTCAGCGACGCGCACGACAACGGTAAATGGTTTAGTCTGCTTGCCGATCGCATCAAGCGTCTTGTAAAGCGTGCCCCGCGTGCCAGCCTTGCCCAATGCGGAAACCACATTGGTAATCAAGACAGGCGTGTCGAGCGGAAAGGTTTTTGCATCCGCATCTTCGGCCGTACAAATAACGCCGATAACCGCCGTTGAGATAGTGCGAATCGGGCGCGAACCCTCGTTGATTTCGAGGACTCTGACGCCGTGGTGATAATCCTGTGCCATGTGTTTTTCCTAGTCCGATTAGGTGAGAGGAAACGGGAGACGATCTAATGTGGCCTTGCTCGGCCGATGGCGAGCGTCAGGCGACCAGTTCGGCGACGATTTCAGCGTCGGCGAACAAGTAACGGTTCGGGTTCCCGATCGCCGGATCAGAGCCATCCACCGGGGCTTTCGGAACGGGCGCGGCTAGATGCGTCTCGCAGAAGGCGACGGCATCGGCTCCAACGTCGGGAATCCCTTCAATCATGACGTTTGCCATGGCGATGGATTGCAGGTTTTCGCGCACCGCCTGTTCGTCATAGAAACTGGCGATATCGACGAAAGTTGTCTTGGCGAGCCTGTCGACCGAATAGCGGCGCACGATGTGGAACTCGGCCGGGACGCCGATCGCGGCGATACGAATGGTTTTCTTCAAAGGCATTTTGTGTGCTCCTGATGGTGTCTCGAATTACTGCGGTGAACGGGGCCAGTCGATCGACTCGGGAAAGCCGGCCTGGCTCGAAACGTCGCGAAGGGCTTGGCGATAGACGGTGTATTTCTCTCTCACAAATGCCGGCACGTCTGCGTTTTGCGTCCAGTCGGTTTGAGCGAGCAGGAAGTCGCGTTGCTCGCGTGCAACCTTCTCCGCGTAGCTGTCGCAATGGCACTCGCGATACCGCGCTTTCATCCGCTCGATATTGGGTTGCAGTACTTCTTTGTTAATCCATCGAAAGAGATAGGCGTCGCCGCATTGCTTCCCATCGGTGCCGAGCGGGTGAGCAACGAGAAAGTCGGTCCCGTGCGTGAGGCCGAGTTCTTGTTCGATGGCGTAAATGAGTTGGTCGTGAGAGATCATGGTTACTGGTTCCTTAGCCAAACAACGCGCATATAAATTCGGTTCCCTCCTCCACTTGTACGTAAGCCCTCCACCACCCAAGGCGCACCAGCGTCGCAAGTGATATCCGCGCCGGTCACTACGCCGCCTAGCTCAGAAATGCCACTAGCCCATTGCACTTGTGCGCCGTTGTTGGCCTTCGAACCGGGGTCAAAGTTGTGAGTGCCCCAAAGAGCCGAGCCATATTGACCGTCGACGTAGATGCGGAAATTACCGTCCCAATTGATGATTAGGGAGTTGCCGGTGTCGCATCCGACATAACCGTAGTTCGCGTTGCCGTTGCGACGTACCGCATAGCTGGCAGGATTGAAATTGCCTTCGTGCCAAAGGCGATATCGAACCCCGCCCATCGAGCGCCCGCCGACCGCCCATTGGTTGTCTGTGTCGAGGCCAAAATAAGCGGCGAACGAACCCTCACGGTGAAACTGAACTACGGCCGATGCCGATTGATTGCCGCCGTTCGAGAACGTAGCGCAAACGTAGTCATTGCCAATCGCGGCGATATTCGGTGCCGAGCCGCTAACCCAATACGTGAGGTTTCCATCGTTGCGCGAGTTGACGCGGGCGTAATTCCCCGCCGGTTGATAGTTACCCGCTGGTTGGTAGTTGCCTGCTGGCTGATAGGCGGACGGGTTGAAATTTCCCGTATGCCAAACGCGACTACTGTTAGGGCCGGTGTACAGCTCGGCTCCAGGCATCGAGTAATTCGTCCCGTCGAAATGAACGTGCTTGTTGTTGGCAGCGTTGAGAAAAACGACGCCTTGATTCGAGTCGCCCTTCCACCCGCTAAGGTGCAGCGCGCCGCTATCGAGATAGAGGTCTCCGCTCATGCGGTCGCCCGTTTTGACGACGCGCGTATTCGGGTCAAAATTGCCGTTATCCCAAGGAATCAACCCGCCCGCCCAATTCGGACGTGCACGCGGCAGCGACAGCACACCGGCCTCGCTGAGTTGCAGATTCCACGCGGTTAAGCCCTGATTGATGAAGCCGACGATACCTGTAGGATCAGCGCGCAGAAACTGTGCGTAGCCGTTCGTTGCCGTCAACCGGATAGATGCGCTATTCAGCAAGTTCACCTGACCTGCGATATCCCCGCCCGCGCGGTTGAACTTATTGTCGAGTGTGGATTGCAGCCCGTCGATATCGACGATCGCGTGGTGGTGGCCGATATTCGATTTCGCCGCGAGCGCGGGCGTGAGCGTCGATTGCAAACCCGCTGGGGTGACGGCGCGCTGCGTATCGGTTCCGGTGATCGTCTCGGCATTGGTCGCGAGTTCAACGACCCCTTGCCGCTCGGTTGTCGCGGGCGGGTTCGAGAACGTCGCATCACCAAACGAGAGCGCTGCCGCACTGATGCTCGCGAACTGCATGTCGCCCGCGAGCAATAACAGCGCTTCGGGTGACTTCTCCATGATTGGTGCATCCTGGCTGTACACGGCAAACAGCACACCGTTATCGAAGTACAGCCCAAAACCGTAGAGCGAATATTGATCACTCGAATCGTCTTTCAGTGTGACGTGGATGGTGTCAGGCGCGACGTTCTCGCCCGCGATGGTTGAGATGCGCTTGCGTTCATTGGGCAACGCGATCAACGATTCATCAGCTGCATTAAACGGCGCGGTCGCCACGCCAATCGTGACGACTTTCCGGGCGGCCGTTCCCGTATTCCCCGCAGCGACGAGCGCTGCCCGACCTGCTTTCGTGACGTAAATGAGTCTTCCGGCCATGACTAGATATCCGTGAATGAAAGGCGACGAAATAACGCCGGTCGTACTGCAACGGCCACGCCCTGCGTGCTTTGCACGCCAAACCCTTGCGTAAAGGTGTAGTGCGCTCGCACGGGCTTGGTGCGATCGATTTCCGCGATGATGTCGGCGATCAACGCGGCGCTGGGTGCTTGACCCTCGCGGGCGCTCACGGTCAGCACGACGTCAAAGGTTCCCGGCACACCGGGCGGGTCCATCTGAAACCATTCGCGCAATGCGATGTTTCCGCCGAACGTGGCGACGACAGCCCGCACGGCCGCAGCCGTGCCATTCTTACGAGCAATCGAAATCGAGGACTTAACGCGAGCGCGCTTGGTCTGTTCGGGCCAATAGTCTTTCCACGCGTCGACACCCATATGCCACGCAAGCCATGGCAATTGCACAAGCGGAATGGCGTCTGCATCCATCGTCTCCGCGATCGGCGTGGCGATATCAGAAATGCGCGCGTTGACGGCCGCGAGCTTGCGCTCGGTGGCGGTGGAGTTGGGCGGCAGCAGGTTACTCACGCCCCGCTCCCGTTATAGACACCGCCGTCAATCAAATCAATCGACGTACAGAACGCCGCTTGCAGTTTGGTCACCGCAACGCCGCCCGCGGGCGAATCGAGCAAGACCTTTTGCACACCGGGCGCACGCATCGCCGCGAACAAACCGTCTTCGGTGACTTCCATGCCCATGCGATGCATGTCCGCAACGTATTGAGCCGTGCGCTTCAATGACTCTTTGAGCACGAGCGAACGGTCGGGACCTGCAAAAAAGACCAACGTGGCACGTGCGGAGTAGCGCAAAATTTCAGCGCCACGCACGGTTACTTTGTCGGTCAACGGGCGCACGTCATCGGCCTGGAGTGCGGCGGTTACCTTGTCGATCAGTTCTTTCGATGCAGTGCCATCGCCCTCGCGCGACAAGATCGTGACGACGACTTCACACGGCGCGGGGCTGGTGGCCGACGCATCCAGTACGCGCCCGTCAGCGTTGAGCGCGTGAGAGCGATACGCGCCTTCGGGACCTGCTACCGAATAGCTTTGCGGGGCAAGCTGCACCCGCTTGCGCAGGTCCGTATCGTTTTCGTACACGCCCTCGATGTTGTTAGCCAGATCGGGTTCGACGATCGTCAAGCGTTCAATATCGAAATAGGCCGCCAGATGCTCAAGTGTCTTGCCGGTCGCATAAGCGAGCATCACCGCGCGCGCGGCATCGTTCACGCGTTGGCGCAGGACGATTTCGCGATAGGCGTTTTCCTGCAAGCTGATGTTCATCGGCTCGGATTCGAGTTCGAGCGCGGCGGCAACATCGCTTTGTTGATCGGCCGGATACAGCGACACGAGACGGGCTTTACGCTCGGCAAGCAAGGTCTCATATTCGATCGTTTCGACCACATCGGGCGACGGCAGCAGGGACAAGTCTATCGGGGTCGCGCTCATGCCGCACCGCCCGACGTGGATTGAACATTAGATAGTTGGACGCGTGTTGAGACCGCTTCGCCCGATTCGGTGGTCGTACCTTCGATATCCAACACTTGCACGCCCTCGCCCGCTTCATCGACGTCCGTTGATAGCTGGACGCGAGAGAGCGTCAATCGCGGTTCCCACCGCATCAATGCTGTGGCCGCCGCTGCATAGAGACGCACGCGCGTCTCTCCGTTATTCGGTGCGTCCACCAGATCGGGCAGATCAGAGCCGAAGGTGCGACGTGCGATGCGCGAACCAATCGGCGTCGTCAGGATTTTTTCAACGGACTGATAGAGGTGGTCGATACCGGTTGTGGCTCGGCCGGTTTTGGCGTTCATTCCTTTCATACCGGTGGACTCACGAGTTGACCGTCGCCCTGCTCTCGATGCTGGTGGCTCACCGCGCTCTTGCCTCCTGCGATCACGTCTTCGCTCACCGCGATGGTGCCCGCAATGACAGCGGCCGGGCCGCCCGTTGCGCCGCTCTTGCCGCTCATGCCCGATTCGAAGACGAACGGACCTTTCACGAGCAAGCCGCCCGTGCAAGTGGTCTGGTCGGCATCAAGCAGGACGTTTTCAGCGTGCACAACGGCCTCTTTCGTCTTCACCGTGACGCCACCGGGTGCAACAATCAAGACTGTCGCGCCGTCCGGCAACGTGACGGCCAATGCGTGCGAGTCGTGGTCATACGCCACCACTGCGCCGTCGGGATAGACGCGCACGTGCGCGCTCGCACTGGCACTCGGCGCGGGGGCCGCATCCGAATAGATGCCGCGCAACGCAACGCCCTGCGCGGGGTCGCCCATCGGACACAAGAGCATCACTTGCTCACCATTGGTCGGGGGTTCCCACGAACGCGTCTCACCGGCCATGAGGTTGAACCATGGAATCCAGTTTGTTTCGAGCGTGTCCTCGCCGCTGTCGGCATCACCAACCGACACGCGACACAGCGCGTTCGCATGGTCAACCGCGAGGATTGAGCCTTTGCGAACGACGTTGCGTGATTGGCGTTGAATTTCGTTAGCGTCCATATCGGCATGTTGCCGATCGCGCGCGGGCGAGTCACCTGAACGCACCGCGTCTGCGTCTCGGTACAAAAACGCTCATCGGCAAGTAACGCATCTCAACAATTGGTGCTATTGAGTGGTCGCCAATGTTCGGCCGTTTTCGCCGCTTAAGAGGGAGAGACTGTCAGGTTTCAGCCTGAAGGCTCGGGAAAGCCCGTCACATCCCGTGAACTACACATTGGGCCGATAGGCGTCTGTCAAGCGACTCAGGGACGACATTGGTTTTGTCGAAAGACAGGAATCGGCCACAAGCCGCCCACCGCACCGAAACTCCGAACGTCCGTTTCGGCTCAGCGAACCGACCATCGTCGAACTTTCCATACCATCTAGACCGGGCTTTGCTGATTACCGCTGCGGGCGACCATCTCGGACATAGCCTGGAGCCTGACGCATTCGATTTCGCCGGTACGCGCCTGTACGGCTTGGTAGAAATTGAAGTCAGTACGGCCCAACTCCTTGCACTTCCGCTCGATGATTTCGATGATAGTAATTTTGTCTGTCGCGGGCGTGCGGATGCCGAATATGATGCCGTCCAAAGCTGCAAAGTCGTATTTCATCGCTCTGAGCTTTGTGTTAACGTCGAGATTGAAGCCGTCCGACTGGTAGACAAGTCGGGATTCGCCCTCGGCCTGCCACGCGCGAGTTTTGGTCGACGTGCTGTATCGAGCATCCTGCCAGTACGCAGTGCGCCAGTCGCTTTCTTCAACTGCTGACTGTCTCCCACATTTGCTTCGGCGGCCTTGATCGTCATACATCCATTGGTGATTCAGAACCGGTATCGTGACGGCGTGCAGCGTGTCGAAGAAGTTCTGTTCGAGGTGCGCCGCCTCGTAGGTGACATGCAGGAACTGAAGATTGAGGTAGCTGAAAATGATATCGCCATTGAATCCGACCGGCATGTTGATTCGCAGCGACGGCCTATCCGCCGAGTCGAGCAAGGTTTTGTACTTGAGGCAGACACCTAAATGTGAATCGCCGTAGTAGGCCCACATTGCTTCCCCGCTGCAACTTTCCATGAAGCATGCTGCGAACCACCGTGGATACATAAGGGTCCGAAGGTTCAACACGTAGCCTCGACAAAAATCATTGAAGACAAACGCGTGGTTTATGTTGTTTACTTCGAGTGTGTTCTGGCGATAGTTGAGTATGTTGCTTTCCTCTGCAGACAGCATAAGCAGCTTGTACTGTTCCTCACGTTTCTCAAAGTCATCGCCGCAAACCGCGTCGAGTTGATCCATGATTTGCATCGAGCGTCGCGCGCGGTCAACCGTCTGTTGTACCGCCGATGAGAAGTCCGGCACCTTTGCCCGAGCCCGTGCGTCGGCTGGTTCCACATACCAGATGTAGCTGTGGTAGATCACGAAAGGGTGGATGGCTTCGAGATGAGCGGTGAGTTCATACGGCCCGACACGCCGCAGCGTCCGGATAATTCGCTCGATGTAGATGCCGATAACTTCGTGTCCAAACACTCGCTCGCGAAATTGGACGTGCTCTCGGCGGACCCCATTGAGAAGCGGGTCACGTATGTGCAGAAATTTCCATTCGGCCGTTCCCTGCTTCTGTTCGGCGTCAGCGAATAGTTCCAGCGCATACAGCACGCAGTTTAGGTAATGCTGAAACAGGTTCCGCCAGATCACCTGGTCGCCTTGCCAATAAACGTTGATGTGGCCTTCGAGCGGATCATTTAATTGCTCGGGCGCGGCAAAATAAATCTCCGAGTTCTCTAGCTCTTTCTTAGAGAGAAGATTCTTGATGTTGCGGAACCTGTAAACGTAGCCCACATTGTTTGTCTCGTTCGTTGTCATCGGCTCGGTCTCAGTTCAGCGGAATCAGCATGTGCGCGTCCGCAAGATCCTCGATCCTACCGGCACCAAGTGTTATCAGTGCAGGTAGCTTGGTCACCTTACGGAAGTTGCCGTCACTCGTCAGGAACACGTCGCGGCCTGCGTAAATGTGACTCCAAAGCGCCAGTACATCACATTTTCGGTTTCGCCATTTCCAGTACTCGTTCGGGCGTTGAACGTGAGGAAGTTGAGGTGTGCCCTCCGGAGGCAGTGACGGCTTGTTGGGAAACAGCACGTTATGGATGTTCGTCTCTAGCTCGACCATTGTCTCGTCCGACCACAAACTCCAATCCCAGAATGTCAGATCGAAGTAAGCAATTGGCCTGAGCAAAGACAGGTGATCTAGTTTCAGCCGTGCAAGTCGTTCACGGAAGGTGTCGAAGTTCTCGATCTCCCCCGCTCGTTGTCTTTCTGACGCGCTGATCGCGACCAATGCAACGTCAATTCGACCCTGTGCATGCGAGTCGACTAACCGACGAATCGCCGTAGCAGCGGGGCGGTCCTCTTCGATAGCAACAATGGCATTCGTATCAAGTGTCAGTCGCAGCATATTTGCGGGATTCGAAGGTTTTGAGCCGTCGTGAGGAGCTACTCCAGTCTTAGACTCGCGCGATCTCTTACTTCAATATATCAGACGCTCGAACAAAGAGGTCGAGCCGCCGCAACGGGTCGATCAGCGGCATTCGACATGCGCTGTCGGACGACTAGCAAATGAGAAAATTCAAACTTTGAGGCCTCCCTACTGTGTGATGTGCCTCAAAAGAATATCTCGGACCATCTCGCGGTCTGCATCCGTGAACCCGAGCAACACCCGCGCCGGATATCTATAGCTCGCACCGCGCGGTGCGACGCGATCGGTCTCGCCGAACTGGTGCACGCGGGCGACGCGTGCCACGCGACCCGCGAAACCGATGGCAGCGTCCTGCGACGTTGCTTCGGTCAGGATATAGCGCGCCGTGCGCAGCTTCATGAACATGGCCGTGCGCTTGATACGCCCCTTCTTATCGCGCTGCGGGGCAGCACTGCCCGATCGCGCCTTGCGCGCCTTATAGGCCGAATTATCTGGGTTCTTCTGAGCGGCAATGCGGGTGCGCTGGCTGCGCCGCAATTCACGGGCAACATCCAACATCGCCTTACGGCGCGCGGGCGCGGCAAGCTTCATCAGAAGCCCACCAGCCCACTTCTCTAGCTCGTCGAGTTCTGCCATGGTTGAGCGGTCCAATCGATTTCGAGCGAGTCATCGACGTGCTCAATCGTGCGCTCACCGACCGCGTTCGTCCTAACGACAACGCTTTCGGTCAATTGCATTTTGATTGAAAGATCACACGTCGCGTTGTTGAGGATATCGGCTTCAAATGTGATGCCACTGGCCCGTTGATCCGCGTTCGTCACGAGGTCAGGCTGATTCGCCCGTGCCCACTCGATCAACGCGATCATGATTAAATCCGCATCTCCCGCGAAATCCAGAACGAGGATGTGCAACTGATAACGGTATTCGAACGATGCCGACACCGTGCCGGTGGCCGCGATCGATCCGTTGTCGATAAAGACCGTAAGTTTTTCCGGTTCGCTCGCAAGCGCCGGATAGGCCGCGACGATCGCCGCGCGCACGCTGTCGGGTTTATTCATCTGAGGTCTTCGCCTGGCAGTCGGCGATCATGTCTACCTGCGCCGCGCACACGGCCCATGCAGCGCGCGCCACATCGAGCGCATCGCGCAGATCGCCGTTAGTGCGCAGTGACACCGCTGGCATCGTGCACAGTGTCACCCGCTGACATTCCTGCAAGGTAATCGCTGGCGCCGGTAAGCGCGGTGCTTGACTGCATGCGCACAATATCGTCAGGCAAAGGAGCATCGGCCCACGCGCGATAGGCTTCGTTTTCATCGTGCAGTTTCCTGTTCTCGCTTTGAATGGCGGCCCAGCGCGCGGCAATACCGGTTCGGTCCTGATCGAGCTTTTGCTGTTGACGCGCCTTGTTTTTCGCATCCTGTCTGAGCCGTGCAATCACCCCGTCACGATCGGCCACGCCCTGTTTGGCGTCGCTGGCTTCCTGCTGCGCGGTGGCTCGCTCGGCGCGCAGCGCGCGCACGTAGAACACGACGGCCACAGCAAGCCCGAACGCGACGAACGCCGCAATGACCTTGCTTACGATCGCCTTCAAGCGGCCTCCTTCAAAAGAACCGCGTATTTGGTGTACGCCTGCGCCAGCTTCACGTCGTACAGGTTGACTGCATAATTCTTGCCGTTGTAGCCCTTGGCGAACTGCGCCCACTTGCGGCCTTTAAGCGCCGACAGCAGATTCGAGTCGGCAGACACAAACCGCACGAACGCATCGAGCTGGTCCGTCTCGCTCGTTTCCATGCGAGACACGAATTCGTCGATACCGCTGTAGCCGAGGTTCTTCCAGTGGTAGCCCATGATCTGGAATAGACCCCAACTCGCGGATTCGCGTGCTGCCGCCCCATCAATGAGTTCGGCCGATGCGAGCCGCGTATATTCGCTCGCCCCGCCAGAATACCCGCCACGGGTCTCGGACAGCACATTGGGATAGCGCGGGGCGAGCGGTGCCGGGTTGATGCCGTGGCTGCCGAGTTGCGTCCAGAACACGTGACGCTCAAACAGGATGACCGGCCGCCCATCGGGCAGATAGCCGTTGCCGTGAGATTCAACCTCATTGACTGCGCGCACGACCGCGACCGGCACGCCCAGCGTTTGGGCCGCCACAATCAGGTCCGCACCGCTCAGGTGTTTCGGCGCTTTGCGGCCGGTCGCGAGTGCACCGAGCGTTTTCGGCCCCGCAACGCCATCGTCAACGAGACCCATGGCGCGTTGAAAGCGAGCGACAACCGCGGCCGTCGCATCGTCATACAGATGCGTGATAGGGACGCCATAGCCTGCGCTCGACAAGCGCCGCTGCAACAGCCCAATATCGTCGCCGTAATCACCCAAGCGATGCGTTTTCATTCGTCACTCCGTAACAGGCGCGCAATGTTGCCCCGCGCGCCGAACACAAACACGGCAATCAATACCGCATGACCCGCTTCAAACAATCCGATCGATTTCGCATGCAGGATCAATTCGATCGACGAACCACCGATCACGGCCAGCAACGCCCACGCGATCCACGAGACATGATGACGGTGCCGCGCGCCGTACTTGCGGTAGGTCAGCACGCGCAGGATGGTTGCTATGTACGCAATCAGCGCGATCAATGGAAGCGGTGAGACAGGAACGAGAGGCACGAAAGGAGTCAACACGTCAGCCCCCTTTCCTGAAGATCGCGAAGAGGTCAGCAGTTTTGACACGCTCAATGAGTTGCAGTGTGACCGCGATCACGAGCGCGGCCGCGAAAAAGCCCGCTACGCCCGTCGATCTGATCGGCGTGGCATTGACGATTTCGGGGGCGGCCAGATAACCCATCACCAGAGAAATGAGCAAGTAGGCGATGCGCTTGAGCGTCGTCACATCTTTGGACGTGACGACAACCAGCGCCGCGCCAGTAAATGCGCCCATTAGTGCGTTGCCGTCGATACCCGGCGCAAGGCTCGCAAGGCCGATCGCGGCCGATAGTGCGAGGGTGGTGGTGCTCGGCTCTGCCATGGTGGCTCCGGGTTCAGTCAATCACGTCAATCAAACAATTGCAGCATCGGCGTAGTGGTATCCACCTCCGCCAGATCGGGCAGATACACGCTCAAGCCATGCGGTAGCACCACGCCGTAATCGGCAAGTCCACCATTGGCCTCAAGCACCGCCTCGACCGTGCCATTGGTGCGCCCGTAATGACGCCAGCACAGCAAATCGACGGTATCGCCCTGTTGCGCGATCACGATCATCAGATCAACTCGACCGTCGATCGCGGGATACCGCGCAAATCATTGAGCGCCCACCGCACATTGCGACGGGCTTCACAGATCGTCATTTCAAGGTCTTCGGCCTTCTCTCCACCCGTTTTTGTCGTATCCCAATCGCGATACCGTTCGCTCAGGTCCGCATGGGTCAGATTGAAAACGGCGCGACGGTAGCGCGCAACCTGCACGCTTTCCCCGCCAATGGTCGGGGCGGGTACGTCCTGAAGCTTCGCAATGCCGCTCGCGACATGCGCCGCACACCAGCTAAACAACTCCGCATTGACGCTTACGATCGCGTCAATCGCGGCTTCGCGCAAACGCGCATGGGTCACGGTGCCATCAAGACGGGTCGATTCGCGCAGCAAACCAAGATCGATGTCGGGAAACCAGCCGTCATTGACGATGATGGCTGCATCCGAGGTCGGCGTCGTTGGCGTGGCCGTCGCAATAAAACTGCCCATGGGTCGTAACTCGAAATAGATGGCGGTGGACCGGCGTCGGATTCGCGTAGCCGTCAGGTGTTGCGAATCGTCGGCCGGTGCCGCCAAGGCCAGGGGGGGCGCGTTACGTGCGACCGGCATCAGCGCCAGCCGCACTCCTCAACTCGGCTTCGAGTCGAGTGATATCCTTTTTGACGCCGACGCGATCGTGCAGATCGACCGCTCGGCGCAACATTTCCAGCGCCGCATTCGGGTCCGATTTTTCCAATGCGTAGCCCAGCGCCTTGTGCAATTTCGCATTGACCTGATCGTGCATGTCATACGTTGCCGTCAGCGTCACCACTTCCTGCAAATAGGCGAGCGGAAACACCTCACCCGCGCCGAATGCACGCAAAGCGGCCTCCGCGAATTCTTCCGCGACTGCGGCGGGTAACGAGCGCTCGTATTGTTCCGGCAGTGTCATGTGGTGAGACAGCGCATAGCGCGCAATGTCCAGTGCCCCGGCGTAGTCCCCCGTGTCAATGCGCCAAATCATGAGCGTGGTCAGCACATCATCCTGCGCGCCTCGCCCGCCCTCCAGTGCACCGGCCACATAGTCGGCATACTCGGGCAGCACTTCGCGTTTCACGTCGATTTTCCGGGCAACGGACTGGATCGCCTTTAAGCGGCGTCGATCCGTCGCTAGTTTGGCAAGCATCAACTCGTACCGGTTCGCACCAGCGAGGGACCGGCCCGGTGCGACCGAGGCCGCATCCTTGGCAGCACTCACGCGCTCGAAATGTCTTTGGGCGAGGCTTCGCATGATTAGGCTTGACCGCTCGTTACGCCGGAACCGACGCGATGTTTTCCACGATGCAGCCCGACCCGAAGTCCTCGACCACATACGCATCGTTGCTCGATTCGAAGTTCTCGATGCGATCACGCTTGGCGTTATCAATCACCGTGCGACGGCGGCCGCCCTCTTGCCAATAGACCGACAGGTGATCCAGTCGCTGGATCATGAGCGCGTTTGCCGGGAAATACGGCACGCTCACGGCCTTCAGTCCACCGACGCGCTTCTGACTCACGAGCACGTCGGCCGCAAGCTTCTGCGTGGCCGTGTCCGACCCGTTGATGATCGGGAAATACTTGTCATGCAGCAGACCCCGACCCAACATCACGACAATGGCGGGGTCTTCGCGATACCACGGATCAATCATGTTGCTGATCGCGTCGTACACGAGCGCGTCGATATTTTCGTAATCGCCGCCCTTGCCCACCGTCACCTTTCCGGCCGTCATCTCTCCCTCGTGCAACACACGGGCGGCCGCCTGCTCGCGATACTTCTGCAACCAGCCCTTATTGACGTCTTGCAACAGCGGATTTTTGGTGCGATCGGAGTCCGCCGCACGTTCAACACCGTTGAAACCGATGCAGATACGATCGAGCGCTTGACGTTGCACAATCCCGTCACGCACACGGGTCTGAAAATCGTCGAACTTCGCCCATGCATCAAGACGTGCATAGCTCAGGTGCGTATCGAAATTGGTCTGCGTGCACAGATACCCGTTCGGGTCCAGGTCGCTCGGGTCCTTGGTCGTGCGGTCGTTCTTGCTCGTGTCGGTCGTGCTCGCGATCGGCGCGCCCACGCCAAGCCCCAACTTCTGGCCCGTCTGTTCGGTCACGCCGATGACGTTGATGCTCTTCAGGAACTCGCTCGATTCGGTGATGCGGGATTCAAGCGTTTGTTGCACGGACGGATCGACCGCGAATTTCACGGCCGCGCTCGGCACGCCGTTTAATTCTGCAATCGCGCTCATGAAACCGTTGAACTTCTCGCGTGTGGGGTTACGCATGGGGTGACGTCTCCAATGACGTTAAAAATGGGCTGCTGGCGTAGTCGTACGCAGCGTCTAGCAGTCGGTCTTGGTCTCGGCTCGCGTACCGGTCGCCGGGGGGCGCTGGCTCCATGCGCTCGTGCTCGATAGCTGCTCGTGCAGTGTCTTGAAGGCCGAATCGGACTCCTCCAGACGCTTGGTCAACTCGGCGACAACTGCGTCGTTCGCCGCAACCTGCTTTGCGTACGCCTCAAGCTGTGTGTTCACGGCCGCGCCGTGCGTGGCGAGCGCTTCAACCGCTTGTGTGACATCAGCGAAACGCGACTCGTCGGCCGCGCCCTTGGTCTTGACGAAGCCAAGCAGTTCTTTCACCTTGGCGAATACGGATACGCTCGCTTTCAGTTGCACGTCCTCGAACTCGATCGCGGTTTCTTCCGCCACAGAGAAGAGGCACGAAGGCGAGAGCTTGCGACCAGCGAATACGGCCGGGTTCTGCGAGGCGAACGTAAGCATTTCGGTGCCGAGGCTCGCGGGGCTGTCGGTGACGGCAAGCCCTACCAGATAGGCTTCCTTTGTGTCCGCAAAGGACGGATCAATCTCGATCGACGAATAGATTTTCTGGCGAGCTTTGGTGAGGTTCACCAAGTCATTGGTCGGGCTGATCTGCGCATAGAGTGCGAGCTTGCCTTTCAACGGCCCGTCCTCTATTTCCTTCGCTTGCAGAGCCAACACGTCACCGTAAGCGCCGAAGGGGCTTGCCGGTGCCGGAGCGTAGCCGCGAATGTGCTCCATATTCACACGCGCCCCGTAGGTCGTGGTGTTGTAGCTCGCGGCCATTTGCTGAATCCATTCTCGCAGGATCGTGCGGCCGTCCGTGGTCGCGCCCTCGACCGCTACGCGAAAAAACTTGCTTTGCGTTGCATGGTCTTGCGTGCTTGATGTACCTGAAGCCGCAACGGCCAGCGCCACCGATCCGATGCCGAACGCGGACATGGCGTGCGTGCCGAAGGTGGCAAGCACATCCCTGTGATTCAAAATTGAACTGACGACAATGCTCGCTGCATGCGCTTGGATGGGAACAGCAAAGGCGGCCGCCACTGCGCTCATGATTGGCATCGCCACCCACAAATTTCGCTTCATTGATTCCTCTCGCTCGGTCACTGCATGTGAGATTGTGTAAGTGAATGTTGCGCTCGCTAAGCGTCATCGACAATCGACCGTCATAGTTATTCGTCGGAGTACAAATCAATTCACTGCGCGCGCGCGTGTGTGACCGTTACGCTTTCGGCATGCTAGAAAATGCCGAATCCCTCTCACCTGACATTGAGCCGCGTCGTGCGGCCCGCGACCTCTATTGGAAGGGTTGGCGCGTGTCGTCGATCGCTCGCCAGATCGGTGAGCCACGCTCGACAATCGAATCGTGGAAGCAGCGCGACGGCTGGGACAAAGCGACGATTGCCGAGAAAGTCGAGGCGTCGCTTGAAACACGCCTGATCGTGCTGATTGCCAAAGAAGTTAAAGACCCGGTTGACTTCAAAGAGATTGACTTGCTCGGCCGCGAGCTTGAGCGCATGGCACGTGTACGCAAATACAGCGACACGGGTAAAGAGTCGGATCTGAACCCGGTAATCAAGGCGCGCAATGAAGGACCAAAGAAAAAAGCGGTGCGCAACCAGATCACCGAGGAACAGCAAGCGAAGCTGCACGACGCGTTTCTCGAATCGCAGTTCGATTATCAAAAGGTCTGGTATCGAAACGGCCATAACCGCACGCGTAACTTACTCAAGTCGCGGCAGATCGGCGCGACCTACTATTTTTCGCATGAAGCGCTCGACGACGCGCTCGAGACCGGCCGCAATCAAATTTTCTTATCGGCGAGCAAGGCACAGGTGCACGTGTTCAGGCAGTACATCTGCGCGTTTGCGCGCGAAGTCGCCCAGGTGGAGTTAACCGGCGACACGATTCTCTTGCCCAACGGTGCCGAACTGATTTTTCTGAGCACCAACGCGAAGACCGCGCAGAGCTATCACGGCAACTTCTATTTCGACGAGTATTTTTGGGTTCACGGCTTCAAGACATTGAATAAAGTCGCCTCCGGCATGGCGATGCATAAGCACTGGCGGAAGACGTATTTTTCGACGCCATTGAGCATCACGCACGAGGCTTATACGTTCTGGACGGGCGACCACTTCAACCGTGGGCGCGCGAAAGCCGATCATATTCATCTGGACGTGACGCACGGCGCGCTCGCCAATGGCCGCGTTTGCGAGGACCGGCAATGGCGGCAGATTGTGACCGTCGAGGATGCGGTATCTGGTGGCTGCAATCTGTTCGATATGAACGAGCTGCGCCTTGAATACAGCGCTGACGAATACGCCAACCTCTTGATGTGTCAGTTCATCGACGACAGCGCGTCGATTTTCCCGCTCGCGGATCTGCAACGCTGCATGGTCGATTCGTGGGAAGAGTGGACAGACGTCGATCACCTTGGCATGCGCCCGCTCGGCTATCGCCCGGTTTGGGTCGGGTATGACCCGGCTCATACGGGCGATTCGGCGGGCTGCGTGGTCATCGCCCCGCCCGCTGTGCCCGGTGGAAAATTCCGCGTGCTCGAAAAGCACCAGTGGCGCGGCATGGATTTCGAGGCACAAGCCGAGAGCATCAGGAAGATCACGGAGCGCTTTAACGTCACGTACATGGCCGTCGACACAACCGGCATTGGTCAGGGTGTCTATCAGCTTGTGCGCCAGTTCTACCCGGCCGCCGTGGCCTTGAATTACTCGCCCGAGGTCAAAGGCCGCTTGGTGCTCAAAGGCTTGTCGGTGATCGGCAAGGCGCGACTCGAATTTGACGCGGGTTGGACCGACTTCGCGCAATCGTTCATGGCGATCCGCAAGACAATGACCGCAAGCGGCCGGCAAGTCACCTATCAGGCAAGCCGCAGCGAGGAAACCGGACACGCAGACCTTGCATGGGCCTGTCTGCATGCGCTCGGCAATGAACCGCTCGAAGGCACGACCATGAACAACACCAGCTTTATGGAGATTATTTAATGAGAAAGCATCGTGGTAAGGGCACGGCCGCCGTTCAGCCGTCCGCGTCGGCCGCTCTGGTGCCACAGCATACGGAAGCATTCACTTTCGGCGATCCGTCGCCCGTGCTATCGCGCGCAGACATTCTGGAATACGTGGAATTGTGGTCGAACGGCCAGTATTACGAGCCGCCCGTAAGCTTCACGGGCTTAGCCAAGTCGCTGCGCGCTGGTACGCACCACGCGTCCGCGCTCTTCTTTAAACGCAACGTGCTCGCCTCCACGTTCATCCCGCACCCCAAGTTCTCGCGCGAGTCGTTCAGGCGCATGGCATTGGATTTTCTGACCTTTGGTAATGGCTATGTCGAGCGCCAGAAAAACCGGCTCGGGCAAGTCATGAAATACGAGTCGGCCCCGGCAAAGTATCTGCGCCGTAAGCCGGACATGATTTCGTACGTGATGACGGACGGGCTTCGCGTGAAGCACGAGTTCGAGGCTGGTTCCGTTTTCCATCTGATCGAACCTGATATCAATCAGGAGGTATACGGCCTGCCTGAATACCTGGGGGCATTGCATGCGGCTTGGCTCAATGAGTCTTCGACGCTCTTTCGTCGCCGCTACTACGAGAACGGCAGTCACGCGGGGTTCATCCTCTACATGACCGACCCGGCGCAGCAACAGCAAGACGTCGATTCGATTCGCGATGCGCTCAAGAACTCGAAAGGGCCGGGCAATTTCCGCAACCTGTTTGTCTACTCGCCACAAGGCAAGAAAGACGGCATCCAGCTCATTCCCGTGTCGGAAGTCGCCGCGAAAGACGAGTTCTTCAATATCAAGAACGTCACGCGCGACGATCTACTCGCCGCGCACCGCGTGCCGCCGCAATTGCTCGGCATCGTGCCGAGCAACACGGGCGGGTTCGGTGCGGCCGATACCGCCGCGCGAGTATTTGCGCGCAACGAGATTCAGCCGCTGCAAACGCAGTTCTTGGCCTTCAATGATTGGGCAGGCGAAGAGATTATCCGGTTCGAGCCGTACGCGGTCCCGGCCGCCAATGCAACGGCCGAATAAGCCTATAGCTCGTGTTCCATCAGGTACGTGCGCAGCGCATCGTTCATGCGCGTTTGCCACCCGTCGCCCTTGGCCCTGAACCGCTCAATAATGTCGGCGTCGTACCGGCTGGTTACAAGCACCTTCGGGTTGTCTTTGGGCGGGCGGCCCATGCGCTTTTTTTCCAGCAATTCCGAAAATGGCCGCATCGCCTTGATGTTGGCGCTCGGCACTTCGGCGGAATCGAACTCATGTTCGATTTCCGCAGGGGTTTTTTCACGCTTGCTCATAGTCTCTCACCTCTCTAGCGTTTGCTTTGCGCAGGCTAATGACGCGCATCGTTTCATCCCGGAACGTGAACGCGACCATGTGGAGCCGACCGCCGATGTACCCAAAGCCGCGATAGCGTTCCTCGCCATAATTGAACCGGGTATCGACTTCATACCGCAGGCTATCCCAATCGAAGCGGCACGCATCGGCGAGCGAGATGCCGTCATGCCCTTTTTGGTTAATGGCGTCTTTCGCCGGATCGAATGTGATTTCCATGTAGATATTGTAGTAACAGAAAGTCAGAATTTCAACGACTTTTTGTAATAGCAAAAAGTCTTACCCTGAAACCGGGCGCAGCGCTTGTAAACGTTGCATCAGAACCCCGCTTTTGCGCGTCAAAATGCATCATTTTTACAATGCTCGATGCCGTTCAAGCCCTAGCAGCCGCGCGGCTCGCGCCGGATTCACGGCTGCATCAAAAGCAGGCAGACAAGAACCGGGCAGGCGGGGAGGGGGGACCGCCGTTGGCGGGGTTCGGATGGTAGTGCACGACAGGGTCAGTACCGGCTCCGGCCACCCTTCCCGCTTCGTTTTCGGACCGCTGACGGCCCTCGCGAGCGTCCCCCGCCGGTCGCGCAGCCCTGCGCCTGCCGTCCCGTTCTAGCGCTTATCGGTCAAAATACCAGCCGCCCACGAAAAAGCCGCCGCATGATTCCACGGCGGCGGCTTTACGAGAGACGATGATTCACTTCTTCGGAAACGCAGCTTCCATCAAAAGCAGGATGTTAGCGGCCGTTAGGTTAAGTGCGTATCTCGCCATATAGTCAGGAACAGACACGGGCTCAGCGCCCTGCCCGTGTCCTCCCAGCCGATTTCTAACCGTGGGGACACCACTCTCTAAGAGCGTTCGAAGCGAACCCAACTGCGATTCAAGATAGGCCGGAAAAAGGGCTTTGGCGAAACAAACCGCGATAAGCGGGTTGGCCGTCTCGTTTGGGCCGACATTCCATTTTTTGATTTTACAAATTCCCTTAAGCACGCTCTCGAAGGCTTTGAGTGCAGAACCGATGCTTTCCTTATTTCGACCGTGACGATAGTGTTCGTGAGCCTCTAAAAATTCGTCGTTTGCACCGGCGAATCCGTCCATACGCAACAGGCCTAGCGCAGGTTTTACGGCTTCTGCATGGATGAATTCCGAATCAACCCGCAAAATCTCAGAGGACTCGTACTGATAGCCGACACCGTGCTCTCGGAAGCGCTCGTTTAACTCATCAATCGCGTCTTCGGGCGTAATTTTCCGTTCTGTCGCCTCCTCATAGCGCGATTTTCCGGCAATGATCCGTTCCATTACCCTGCAACTGACTTCGACTGCATCAAGCACGCGTTCGACTGATTTCTCTTCGCCAATAAATCTGACGACACCATCAGTTTGGTTGCGCTGATGCTTCACTAGCTCGAACTCACCATATTCTCGACACAGGATGTCGTGTACCAGCTTGTACGCCTTCTGCGCATGGGTGGAGCTATAAAGGTCCTTCCCAAATGCGTCAGTGATAATGTGAATCATCTGTACCCGGAGCGCAGGCGGCAGGACGTCATACGTATACACATCGGGGACTTCTCCCCTACGGAGTCGTTGACGTTTGGAAAAAAGATCGAAAACGGGCATTTGCTCCTCTTAGTGTTGTTCCTCAGCCCAAAACCGGAAGGTCGATCGATCTTGCAGACTTCGGCGTTTCTGGTCACTCACTAGTAAATCGAGACACGGCTAATGACATTGCGATTGCACGACTAATCCCGAGCCGTTGAGCATGGTCGCCCATCCGCTCCAAACAGGCAATGCTTACGCAACTGGTCGATAGCCCAGGTCAAGAGAAGTTAGTACGTCTTCCCCGGCCTGAACGACCAATTCATGATCCGTCTAACTGCTAAAGCGCCGTGGGGGCCACTTCCCATCACCGGATTCGATGAAAGCCTGTCCTTTTTCTAGGGGGCGTGTAAGAGCCGCGGGGATAATGTGGGCCCTGTCGAATTTTCCGTGCTTGCCGGTTAGTTTGCAAACCTTGTCGCTCATATGGCGCCACCTCAACCCTAAAAAGGAAAAAGCGGGGGCGAAAAGGCCCCCGCAAAGTACCGCTATTTGTGATGCCCGTGCGGAGTCCGTTTAACGGGAACCCACGTACTGTTGGGCTTCGAGGTAGGCGGCAACGGCCGGTGTTCCGGCACAGTCGTGTAGTTGTCACGCAAACCACCGCGCGGCCCTTGTTCCTGATAGATGCCACCTTCATTGCCAGTGTTCTGGCCCGGTCTTTTGCCCATGGATTCCTCCATCTGTTAGGCTGGCAACAACTTCATGAAAGCAATACATCCCTTTCATCCGGAGTGCTGACGATGTCCGGGCCATCGAAAAACAACTAGGTAGCTGTTTTCTTGATGATTCGTACTACAAACAGAATTCCACAAACTTTTCGGCCATATTTGACGCTATTGGCCGAAACTTCCTATTTGTCAGAGAAGTGATCCTTCGCAAGGTTCGCTTTGCTGCTAATCCTTCTAAAGATCGGCATTTCCAACTCTTTGACCTGATCGGTCTTGTCGTTGATGGATGCAATCACGTTCCCGTTTGCTCTCTCACGGACAGCCCAATCTAGCAGTGCGTAAGCATTGTTGAAGAGTTCCTTCCGGGTATCCATTCCGCACTCTTCCATCAACGCCTTCATTTCTTCCCATTGAGCCTCGGCAATATCAAATTGGATACGTACAGTCATTTGGGCTTCACCAGAGTTACCTCTAGCGCCTCTAATCAAGTTACGCCGGTACAGACGGCTGGACCGACGACGCCCCACCTTCAAATTGAGGGTCGGATACTTCTTCGAACACTTCCTTAGGGGTCAGCGTTTCGACCGATCGATCATATTCGCTGCGATTTTTTTCGAAGGACAACATGCCGCTTCTCCTATACCGATAAAGTTGTCAACAGCATTCTTCATGATCTCTCCTTCGGGTGATGGAATGTAGGTGATTTTTTGAGTTGCTGATGTTCAGATTAGGAGTATTTTAGGAGTATGTCAAGGAAGATTCGTTTTCTTCTTGCTCAGTGCTTCACGATCCGATCTGATCAGCCCTCTTCCGCCGTAAACCTAGCGATTGCCATCGCGATCGCTGCCGCGCGACTGACGCCAAGCCGAACCGCAAGGGAGTCGATATGCGCCAGTAACTTCGGATCCACACCGAGACTGATCGTCTCCTTTCGGCGCCGAACCGGGACGGCTCCCTCGTTCGTCCCCGCGTCCGGCGCGCGGCCGATAAATTCGTCGATCGCCGCTGCGTTCGCTGCCGTTGGCCGTTTCGTAATTGTCATATTGGATTTCCATTTATTCGACATTGAATCGATATCGGCTCGATATCGATTCAATGATTAACCAGCAAACACTGCGTCTTTTAACCGCTCGATTTCCGCGCATGCGATCGGGTCCCGATGCTTCATTTCCTCGACATGCAACCCTGCACCGCTGGCATTGGAAAATGCCTTGCGCCGGTTCAACCGGTACGGCAAGAGTTCAATCGTCGAGAAATCGCGGATCGCGGCCGCTGCGTCGCGGTTATCCGCGCCTTGCGGATCGGCCGCATTCATGAACGCGAGCGGCTTCAGATCGTGCACGGCGCGCGCCTCCTCCACCAACTCGGCGATATCGTGCAGCGCCCACACGTCAAAGGAGCGCGGCAGGAACGGGATAAGCACTACGTCGGAGACGGTCAGAGCGGCCCGCAGCGCGCTCGAATCGCGCCCGCCCGCGTCGATGATGATGTGATCATAGGCATGGCGCTGTGCCTGCACCTGAGTGCGCAACGTCGCGCCGTTCGCGTACGCCGATGCCGCGATCGGTGGCCGGCCGCTGTCGGTGCGAATGGTGATCGCCGTCACGCTGGTTTCCTGGCGGTCTCCATCGACCAACCAGACGCGCGCGCCGTCGAGCGACAGCCCCAAGGCAAGTTGCAACGAAGTCGTCGATTTGCCGACCCCACCCTTTGAGTTTCCGACTGTGACAATCATGTGCTCCCCCGAGCGATAAACCTACTTGAATCGATATCGATTCAATATCGTTTTGATATTGTTTCGATGGTGTTTTGCTATCTATCCGATGGCAATTCGATAGCGGTTAAATCTCAAACTCAAATGCCTGTGTCGCGCGGCGCTCCCGCTTCGGAATCGGGACCTCTGGCGGGTACATCTCAAGCTTGGTGCGGTACGTGTGGCCGCACGTCACGTCGTCGCACTGGAAGTCGATTTCCCATTCCGTCTCTGACTTCTTTTCCATCGCCCGAGCGATACCGCGAGCGCTGCAATGCGGGCACGCAATCGTGAACCTCACGGCCGGTTCTCCCGTGCGAGCGTCGTGCGGGCGTTGACCGGGCCGCGCAGCATCGGCGACGGCTTCACTTCGAGCGAGACGCCCTCGCGAGGCCGTGACGACGCCGACAGTGAGTGCAGGATTTCGAAGCCCGCTGGCGTGCGATAACCGCAGTCGTCGCAGACGAAATACATACGCCGAAGCGTCGTTGACAAACCTTCAGTGTGGCGGGCGTCAATCTCGCCACCGCAGGACGGACAATCGATCTTCATTCCTAGCATTCCGGCCTCCAATCATGGTCAAGGGAGCCGCCCCCGGCTGTTTCCTGCGACATGGCGAACGGCGCACCGGCCGCTCGCGGATCGTTTTCTCGCGCTCTGTCGTCGCCTTCCAGCACCCGCGTACAGTTATTCACACGAGTCCAAGGGCCGATTTCATCGGCCTCAAAACCAAAATTCAAACCATCAAGATCGACCGGCGCATATCCACCATGCGCGACATCGACGGCACTCGTACGCTCGTAGACCGGGCGCCCAATGACTGACGATCCTGAGATGGCACTTGATGCAGGACGCAGGATTTCCCATGTGAACCTCTTCGATTCAATAATCGTTGTCATATCGCGCACGTCGGTCCAATTGCCGATCGCGTCGCGCACCTTGTATTCCTCGCGATACTCGATGCCGATCACGCGAGGCGCGACCTCTTCGCCATAGCGCCCGGTTTCGTCGCTCGATACCTTGGACAGCCGAATGCGGTAGTCGCGGCCGGCAAATACCCCACCCTGCGCCTCGCAGTAGTAGTTCCAGGCGACAGACGCGTTATCGCGCCCTTCGAAGACAGCGACTTTGTTCACCGCGTTGTGAGCCTTGCGAAGAAAGGCCGGTGCATCAGAGGGAATCTCCGCGACCCGGCGAAGCTCTCGCCACACCGTGACCGGGGGGCCACCGATCTGCTGAAACTGGCGAATTCGCCACCGCGTAGCCCATGCCTCAACGCGCACGCTTGCCTCGATCGCTTCGTTGCCTAACAGGTCTTTCTCCAGCCGATAACCGTCGATGTTTTTCGCCACGTATTTCGCTATGTAACCAGCCGCCGTGCCCTTGCTCGCATCCATCGGCTTATAGTCAACGCGGTGCTTATGCGCGCCCGGTTCGTCGCCATCAACGGCCAGCGCGTATTTAGAGATAGTCGAGCGCAACAACGCTGCTTCGCCCTTTTTATGGAACACGAGGCAATGCCAGTGCGGCGTGCCATCGTGGTTCGGCTCCGCGATCCGAAAGCCGTAAATGCGGACGTTGTGCCGAGCAAGCGACGCACGGATGCGCGCCCATGTCGAGGACAAATACGCTTGTGCCTCGTTCGGCTTGGTGCCGTCGTATTTCTTATTGCGAACGACCCGGCGACCTGCGACCGTCCGGTATGCGTGCATGCGGCTCGGGCACGTGATCGTGAAGAAAAGACCGGCGTGCCCCGCCGCGATGGCGACGCGCTCGAACCCGTTGATTCGAGTCATTAGCTCGGCGCGGCGAATTGACTTGTTCGCTCGACCTTTCGCAGACAGTTCGGCAAGCGTGAACTCCTGCCCTAGCTCGTTACGCGCGATCGTCGCCTCAAGCATCGCCGTGTTGCGCGCGTTCTGCTGCAAGCGGCCTTGCACCGATTCATCGGACACGTAGCAATCGCCCGTCTTGTTCACGTAGCCAAGCGAGATCGCCGAGCCTTCAACGCCCCACGCCTGCGCTTTGCGCAGTTGTCGACGCCACCATTGCGGGCAGATCATGCGCAGCATGGCCGGGTTGTCCTCGTACTTCTTCAAGTCCGGCGCGGATACGCCGATTACCTCGCAAATGCGGGCAAGTTCTTCGCGCTGCGCTTGAGCGGAAAGGTGCTGCGTAGCTTCGCGTTCACGTCGGCAGTGCTCGGCATGTTTTTCAGCCGCGCTGCAAACCTCCATGTCGCCAGCGTCGAGCGACAACGGCGAGTGTTCAAGCTTCGTAACCGCTTCCAGAAGGCCCGCATTGGCCCGTTCGCGGGCGATACCTTGACCGTGCAAGGAATGCGGATCAAACAACGAATGGACGCGTTGCCAGCGCTTTAATAACCTGCTGCGCCAGCGACGCGGCAGGTCCGCGACGAGCCGTTCGGCCCACGCTTGATCGCTGTCTTGAAACCTCACGCGTCTACCCTGCAATAAACGAGTTCATCGGGCGCAATGCGCATCGTGTGGCTTTCACCGACTAGACGGCACTCGATACACACGTGGCCGTGCTCCACGCCCGTGACCTTGCCGCGCATGCCGTCCGCGTGTTCTGTTTCCGGCCGCCTGGAGTTCACCATCACGTCCTCACCGGGTTTGAACGATTGCGTGCGCATCAGCCACGCCCCCGCATGCGGCTGCGCCGCTTAAACGGTGCGACGGCTTCGCAATATGCCTCGCTGTCGATTGGCTTGCTTGGCTCACGATGTGGCTCGATCTTCGGCAGAATTCGCCTGATCGCCTCCATCTGAAGCGCGCGCGCACGATCACTCGCGGGCGTGCGGCGAGGTGCCCAAGGCACCACTAGATCACCGGCCGAACCAATCGAACCCGGCACATAGCCGAACGAAACGTCTTCAACGTTCTCGGGCATCATCGCGTCACCTCGCCGTCGTGATTGACTCGTACCGTCTGAACCACAATGACCACCATCACGCACGCAATTGCCCAACCGGCCACAGCGCCCGCAGCGAACGGAACCCACACGTCAGGATTCATCGACGCACCACTCTTTTGAATGTTTGTACAGAACCGCGAACGCGGCCACGATAAGAAGCAAGGCGGCTGTCAGCAGCAACGCCAATGCGAGAAGATCGCTCTCGACCTGCGTGGCAGTGGTAAGCAAACCGGCGATCACGCCAGCCAGAGCGATATAGGCGCGAGTCATTTGCCACGACGCGCGCTAAGCTGGTGAATGACGTCCATCAAGAGGACGCCGCCAGCGAGACCGGACAGAAAGACAATGCAGAGCACGGAAGTCATCACGCCCCCGTACGCGGTGAGTGCTGCGCGGCTTTTCGATCCAACAGCACGGCCTTTCCATCGCGATAGGCGAAATGGACGGACATATCGGTTTCGGCCGACGCGAAATCGATCGCAAAGTAGACAGGCGCACTCACGCACTCTTCGGCGCATTGCGCGCTAAGGCGGGTCAGTTCTTTTGGAGTAACAGGGGTGGTGTTAGCAGCAGCGCGATTCAGCGCAACATATTCAGCTTCAAAGCGGCGGGCGCTTTCGACATTTGCGGCGCGACGTGCTACGACATCTTTGATGGTGATTGCACGATGGCACGGCCGAAATGGAACGTCGTCGAATTCGTCGGGGTCTCCCGCGCTAGAATCAGCGCCGCTCTCCCTACCTTTCGAGACTGTCCTATGCCCACGAATAAGGCAAAGCAAACGCCCGCGTCTATCCAAGATGTTCTGCAATACAGCCGTGTCATCCTCACGACGACCGGTAGCGTCATGGGCCGCGTGATTCCGCTTTTCGTCAAATTTCCGCTCGTGAGCATTGAGAACCTCGATGCACTTGAGGCCGAACTCGAAAAACTTCTGACGGAATTCGGCGACGCTGACGCCGCGTTTGCGCAGACGATCATCGATGGCGTTATTGACTCGCTCGACTTCCAGCGTGGCGTTCTCCAAGGTGATGCGGGAGACGCCGCCTAGCATCCGACGCTCATACCGGCTGATTCCCGAAAAACCGCCGAGCGGCGAGCGACGAATTTGTAACGAAATGCGATCCATGAACAACCCCCAACGACCCCATCGATTTGGTGGTGTCGGACCGCCCTAAAGGGGATCAGCCTCAAAACAGCGGGGTCATGCTGTTGGTTCCGCGATCCGACCAGCGGAAATTACGTCAACGTCCTGATACATGTCAACTGCCAGATACGTTGCCATCCGTTGACTATTTCCTTAAAGTTTGGCTTGACGTAGGAAAAAAACGCTAGGGGGCGTTCCATGAAGACCACAGTTGACTATCTAGACGCAGTGAAAGACCGGCTCCATTTGCCGTCCGACTATGCTGCCGCGAAGGCGCTAGGAGTGACGCGTGCGGCGGTTAGCAAGTACCGTCTCGGGAACGCTTCTTTCGATGACACCACGTCGCTTCGCGTCGCGGAAATCCTTGATGTACAACCGTTTGAGGTGATTGCGGCCGCGAACGTCGAACGCGCTCGGGATGCTGCAACTCGCTCTCTGTGGGAGCGTGCATGGGGAAAAGCGACGGGGGCTATCGCAGTGAGCTTGATCGCGTCCGTGGTTGGCGCGTCGGCGGTGGCCCCCACTCCGGCGCAGGCGTCGGAGCACTCTGAAAGTGCAAGTGTTTATCTTATGTTAAATTACTTCGGATGCTAATGCACTGTCGCGGTACTCGGCCATCGCATAAGATCGCCCCTTCGATCATGGCCGTCTGCATGTCCACTTGGATGGCGGAAATGATGCGCACGTCCACCGGCGTGGAGCCACGCTGTCGCGGCGAGAAGCTGACCCGCAATGGCGTCGACTACATCCTGAAGAAAGCTGTTGCCGGCGCGATGCATGACTGTCCGGGGTTGGCCACGAAACACATATCGCCTCACGTCATTCGACACGCGACGGCCTCACATTTGCTGCAGGCCGGCATCGACATCAGCGTCATCGCATTGTAG